CAGCCGTAGTCATCGGGTTGGCCATGCCGCTGCCCGATATTGCAAGGTCTCCAGCGCCCAGCAAGCTACTCCCGTTCACCGTTTTGATGTTCGTGCCGCTGACCAGCGTGTCCTGCTTTCCGCTGATAGCCGTTACCGCATCACTGATCTGCTTCTGGAGCTTGCCCAGGGCACTCAGCACACCGTCGGCCGCAGAGATGACCCCGCCCGCCAGCAGGCTCAAGCCGGTCAGCACCGTGCCGCGGACACGGGCTTCGGTGAAGTACTTGTTGGTCGCCCCCTCTGCCAGGCTGTCGGTGTCGGCGTTGGCCGTGGCACCTGCTGCAATACCGCCCAGCTTTGCCTGCTCTGCATCGGTAAAGGCGTTGGTGTCCGGGTTTGACTCGTAAGCCGTTTTGACCTGAGCGGCCGTCATGCTGCCGCCGGAGGCAGCCTGAGCCACCCACTCGCTGTCTGTGACGTCCCAGAGGTAGCGCACCACGTCGACACCTGCACCGGCATCCACGTCTGCATAGTCTCCAGCCACAGCCGACGGGTGAGCAGCCTGCAGAGCGGCCAGCGAACCGTGCAACCCCTTGAAGTGGCTGCTCTCCAGCCCGGCCAGCTTGTTCTTCTCGGCCGTGGTGTAGTCGTTCGATGACAGGCCCTTGCCGGCAACCTTGTCGACTTTGTCAGCCAGGGCGGCGGTCAGCGCTGCAGGCTGCACAGCCGTGTCAGCCTTTGCGCCCTGGGCGGCAGTGGCTGCGCCAATATCGCCAGGGGTTGGCGCAGGGTGCACGTGGTCCTGCCGGCTTGCCTGTGGGCTGGCACCGGGGGCAGCGGTGCCAAGCGCCTGCGGCATATCCGAGCCGGCTGCCGCACCGCCTGCTGTATCACGCAGCTCTTCCATACCTGCAGCCGTGAGGCGCGCCTCGATTAGGGCGCCCTCCGTCCAGCTGCGGGCGGTTTCGCTCCTGGTTACCGTCAGCACGCCGGCGGCCACCGCCGTTACCTGCACAACGTCCCAATCGATCTCGGCTCCAGATGCATCAACCTCAACCAGCGTCAGACGGTAAAACGCACCGCCGCCCAAGCCGGTCAGCAATGCTGCTTTGGCAGGCTCAACGGAAAGCGAGACAGCAGAAGCCGTGGCCGGCGCCAGCAAGGTGGCGGACCAGTTGTCGATGAAAAGCTGCATGAGTGCTCCTATATCCAGCAGGTAGCCTGAGATTGGTTGATGGCTACCGCTTGGGTGGCCGGATTGAATGAGCCAAATATGGCGCCAAACGAAACTTCCACCACGGAGCCATGTGCTCCGCCGGGATACGCTGCAGGACCATGCAGCCAGCTTTCAGTGGCCGTGCTGTAGTCGTATCGATAGCGCCGAAGGCCGATGAGGTTGTTACTGTAGCGAAGCGGATCGATGCTGATCTGGCGGTCCGGCGTAAACAGCTGCATGTCCACGGAGCGCCAGGCCGACTGAGCCGCTGAGTTGCCAGGCATCAGGCCGCTAAACCAACCCGGACCGATGGAGGGGAGCGTGTATCTGATCTCCGTCACCTCGCCTGATGTCGCCTCGCTGTCCGTCACACCGTCGACGGTTACGCTGTTATTGCTTGAGAAATATCCAGGTTTTGGAAAGACAAAACTGTGCTCAGTGGAATGGGTACTGGAGGCAGTGCCGCTGCTCTGGTCTACAACCACGCCACCTCGCCGAAGGACCACGCTGAATTGCTCGCTGCATGTGCAGATGCGACTTAGCGTGTGCACCCGTGTATCGCTGACGATGGTGTTTGATCCACCTGCCTTCGGGTCATGCGTAATCATGCTGCCACTGACAACTTCGTCAGGCGGCGGATTACTGACCGTGCCGGTGGTGGAGGCTTCCAGTGTCACCTCTTCATAGCCGCCAACCTCGGTGTACCACAGCGCCAGAATCCGTCCGGTGAAGCTGTAGCTGTAGCTACCCGATGAGAGACTCCAGCTGAAGCTGGTGCCAGTGACCGTGCTGGTCAGTGGCTGCTCTTCGTAGGTGACCTCCCAGTAGTCGCCCATGTCCACCTTGCTGGTCATCTGGGCAGACTGCTCCCAGGCAAGCGCACCAGAGGATGGGTAATTGCTCCAGGTGCCGCTGCCCATGGCCTGCGTCCGCGTGCGCACTACCGTGAGCGTTGCCGTGATCCCAGCCGCGCCGCCACTCAACTGGAGCTCAAGCCAGCCCAGCGGGCGCTTGTGCAGCGGATGCCAACCGCTGGTTGAGGCAAACGGAACCACCGGCTGAAACAGCATGATCAATGCACGGCTGCCATCAGGCCGGATATCGCACACCTGGGCATAGCCCTGAGTACCAATCGGCCATGCAGGGTCGGGCTCGGACTGGCCAAGATCCGCCAAACTGACACTGACCGTCTGCGAGGCGTAATCGCCCTGGAACTCACCAAAGCGCTGCAGGAACAACTCAACGGCCCAGGGCTGCGAGGTGTCCAGCTCTCCGATAAGGGCGCCGGTATCCACCAGCCAGCGGCTGCCGTCCGGGGCGCAGTAAACCCACCCGTCCAGCCGCTTGCCGTACAGGTGCATGCGGGCGCCGCTCAGGATCGCATCGGTGCGCCAAGTGCGGCCGGCAGCAGCATCGGCGGCCAGCTCCTCTGGCGTGCGGCTCACGCCGGCCAGCGGGCCGCGCTGCAGAAAGGTCTGCCCCAGCTCGTCATAGTGTCGGTCGTAGTTCCCCTCGGGCTGCGTCGTCGCCTTGGTCAATCCGCCGGGCAGGCTGATCTGCCCAGCCTGCACCAGGCCGCGCCACGGGTTTCCCCATGCTGGCAGTGTCATGCAGTTGGCTCCGCGTATTCGAAGGTGGCTGCCGCCGAGTTGGCGTCCGCCATCACCACTTTCTTGATAGCCGGCAGCATAAGCAGGCCGTCAGTCGACGGGATACCGCCTGGCCAGTATTCGCGGGTGGCATAGCTGGTCTCAGTGAGCGGGCTGGCAATGCCACCGCCGCCACCGGTACTGGCCGGTGGGGTGTAGTACGACCGGCCCATCACGGCCGGGCGAGCGCCAACCGGCTCGACAGCACGCAGCGAGCCCTGCCGGCGCGGGGACGTTTCCAGGGCGTTGAGGTCTTGTTTGAAGGTGCTCTGGCGCGAGGCTCGCACAGCGGCACCAATAGCCTTGCGCTGCGCCTCCATCCGCCGCCCAGAGGCGCGGCGTTCGTCTCCAAGGGCCATGATCAAAGCTCCAGCAGGTCGTTCGGCACCACTACGCGATAGGTCGCCGTGGCCGTTCCGGTAATCTCGTCTTGCTGCTCGGCCGGGATTTCCTGCGCGGGCGCAAACATCCGGCGCGGGTAGGTATCAAACACGCCCGCCTTGTTGTCGTAGTTGCCGGCAAAGCCATCGATGGTGTCGTCGTATGGAGTCGCATCCTTGCCGCCGATCTGGCTGCTCAGGTCGACGTAGTTGTCGACGGTGCCGCCCGGGGTGGTGGCCGGCGCTGCTGGCAGGATGAGCGGATCTTCTAATTCGCCACCGCCTTGGCTGATCGCCAGCACAATGGCCGTCACGGCCTCGCCAGAATCGAAGCTCCACTCATCGACCAGACTGAACAGCTTGCCGCGCCCGCGGATGGCCCGACCTGCCACCTCGTCTTCGAGCTGGAGGGTGTGCTCAAGCCGCATGCCCAGGGTATCGCTGGTCGGAAGTTCCCATGCCAGCCGGTTGCCCCGGTGCGCATCGAGAATCTGTACCCGCGCCGCCTGCAGCAGGCAGTCTGCCGCACCGGTCAGCCGGGCAGGCTCGCGCAGATCGATGATCCAGTCGCCCAGCGCATCCTGAACAGCGCCTGGCTCCACCGCATCGAAGCTCTCGGCACTGGCAAAGGCCTCGGCCTGATCACTCTCGCTCTCTGCGGAGACGCTGTCGCGCCGGATTACCTCGCCCGCCTGGGCGATGCTCTGCGGCGCCTCGATGCGCAACCGGTACTGCTCCGTGGTCAGCTGTACCCAGCGCCGGGCCGCCACCCAAGTGCCATGCAGCACCAGGTTGGTGAAGGTGTTGATCCACGGGGTGGGCGGGTCGCAGTAGTTGCCCGAGAGAGGCAGCGTGTTCCAGTTCGCCGAGATCTGCCCGGGGTATCCGGCGCCAGCAGACGCCTCCAGACACATCTCGATGGTCGGCAGTTCGCTGGTATCCGTGATCCACACGCAGAAGCCGTTGGCGAGGCTGTCGCCAATCACGTCTGGGTGGCGCCAGTTGTAGGTCACATGCCGCTGGCGCAGGCGCTGGTAGCGGTAGTCCACCTCCAGTTCAACCACGTTGATGCGCTCGCTCAGTTCAACCGGCGAGTAGTCGATCGACTCATCCAGGGCGGCACCAGCCGGGATCAGCCAGTGCGCCGATGCAGAGGCCGCCCAGTTGGTCACCTGCAGGTCACCTTCTACCGACCGTTGCAGGCTGGCAGCGCGGGTGGCCATGCGCTCCTGGGCGTAGTCCCAGCGGCTGCGGCCGGCGGGCGCTTCGTACACATCGGCCGACCAGGCGCCCGCACAGAGCGTGTCGACCTGTTCAACCGTCAAAGCCTCAACGGCATCCTGCAGCCGGTCGGAGCACTCGCAGCTGAGCAGGCGGCCCTGAAGGTCATAGCTCGGGCGCACCACCTGGCCGCGAAAGCGCAGGTGCTCATCCCAGCCAGCGCCATTCCAGTGCTGGTAGTAAATCTCGACCGTGTTGCCGATGTAGGCAGACGGGTTCACCGGGCCGGCATCGAGGGCGATGACGATATCGGCCAGAGTGGCAGCGCCCTCCTCCCGCTCGATGCGCACGCTGCCGGTGAGCTGGTCAGTGATATCGGTACCGGCCAGCATCACTCGGACGTCCCACAGCACCGACACGACAGGCTGAACCACCACCGGGCCGAGCACAGTCCGCCGCGGCGCGCCGTTGAGCGGAGCACCGTTCAGGGTATGACCGTTGAGCATCAGACTTCCTCGGCGGTAAACGACCAGTCGAAGGTGGCAGAGCCGCTGTCCATGCCCTCACTGGGCAGTTCGCAGAACACGGTGAAAACAGGCATCCAGCGCACGTGGTACTCGGCGGCGCCAGGCACGGCAGTGATGGTGAAGGCACGATCGACAACGGTAACCGCTGCCGGAACCCACTCACCGCCGACATAGGCATGCGCCCAGGGCAGAACGTCCGGCCTGGGCTGAGCAGTCAGCGTGCCGCTCAGCGCCGTGGTGTGCAGGCTCATGGGCTGAGTGCAGCGCAGCTCCAGCGGCTCAGTGGTATCGAGCCCGGCAAGGCCAGGCCCCATCCATCCGCTGCCGCTGATGCTGATGGCAGTTTTGCTCCAGCGCGTCATCTTCACCGCCGCGCCCTGGCTGCGCCGGAGCACGGTGCTGCCACCAATGGGCGCGTACTGCTGCACCGGTGCACCGGAGTGCAGGCGGATCGGCACACCGCCGAGCATCACGTTCATCGGGTGCTTCCTCGTTTCATGCGCTGCCGGCGAACCAGGCTGGCGAAGTCTTGCTCACCGGCCTGCATGGTGTAGCTCTGGCCGTCCAACGACAGATTGATGGTGCCGAAAGACTGAGGCGCAGAAGGCTTGAGCCCAGATACCAGCCCACCCATGGCATAGCCCGGCGGCTTGTAGTGCATGCCGTTCAACTGATTGAGCATGTTGACGCCGTACTTACGCACCGCTGCAGCCTTGACCACGAACTCCCCGTTGGAAAGCCTGGCCAAGATGCTGTCGCTTGTACCAGTTCCAGGGCCGCGGACATGGCCGCCACTGGCTAGTGCAGGCATTGGCACGTCCGGATCGCCAGGGATTGTATTTACCGGCAGCCCAGATGAGACAGGCTGCACCTGAATCGGGATGACCAGGGTCTGACCAATCTCGGCCGCCAGCTGTTGCATCTTGGTCTTTAGGCCCGCCAGCTCCTCATCAGAGGTTTTTATGGTCAGCTTCACATCCTTGATACTGTCGATCAGATTCTTGAGTTTCTGGACCTCAGCCGTTGCGGTCGCAGCTGTCTTCTGAGCGTTCTCCAAAGAGATTCGCTCAGCGTTCTGCTCAATGGCCTGCAGCTCATCAGCGAAACCCTGGAAGCCGTAGGTGTTTTCTCCGGCATCTTGCAGCTTGGACAGCACCTCAAGTGCGGCCTGAGCACTGCGCCTAGCCCCTTCGTAATCGCCAGCTTTCAGCGCTTGCCGAGCCTGTATCTTAAGGTCTTGAGCCTGCCCATATGTCGCAGAGCCGGCGCCAGCACCACTTAGCTTGGCGCGGAACTCGTTGTAACGCTTCTCGGTTTCCAGCTGCTCCTTCTTGAGCTTTGCCACCTCAGCTGTCGCGGCCCGCTCTGCTGCCACGCGCTCACGGAGCGCCTCGTTTGCCTCACGAACTTGCTGCTTCTGTAGATCACCAACCTGATCAATATGTGCCTTCAAGTCTGTTTCGATCTTCAGCTGAATTTCTTTTTGCTCAGTCGCGGCCTTGGCTGCAGCTTCACCTGAGCCATCCCAGAGCTTTTCGATTCGCTTGGCTGCTTCAGACGTGGCGCGGGCATTGTCCTCGCCAACCTGCCGCATAATGTCAGCGGCCTCAGAGAACTTGCCTTGCGCCGCACTCATAGCCGCCGCAGCAGCGCCGCCGATGAACCGGCCTACAGAGCCAAACGCATCACCGAGAATAATGGCGGCAGTCGCCAACACCTTCAGTACGCCAGCAAACGCTGTTGCTACAACCGAACTGGCCTCGGTGTTTTTATTCACGTCCACTAAAAGCTCGGACAGCTCCACCAAGGTGGGAAGCATCTCTCCAGCGATCTGATTGGCAGCGCCCTGGCCGGCCTGGCCGAGCCTGGTGATGTTGTCGTTAAACACTTCTGACTGGGCAGCTTGCTCGCCAGAGATAACAACCCCAAGCTTCTCGGCCTCAGCCTTTAGCTCTGCCAGCCCCTCGGCGCCGCCATTGAGCAATGGAATCAGCTTGGCGCCGGACTTGCCGAACAGCTCCATGGCCATGGCTGTTTTCTGGATGCCATCTGGCATGGCCTGAAAGCGATCCGCGACCTCGGCCAGCAATTGGTCATTGCTCTTGAGCTGGCCGGAGGCATTGGTAATCGAGACGCCAACGCGATCAAATGCCGCCAGTTGCTTCTCGCCACCGCCGGCAGCCTGGTCAATGGTGCGGTTGAACTTGGTCAGCGCGCCATCTAGCTCCTCCACACCAATGCCAGCCAACTCCGCGGCGTACTTGAGGGCGGTGTATTCCTCAACGGCCATGCCCGTGGATGCCGCTGATTTACTAGCTGCATCCGCGGCATCAATTGAACCCTGAATCCAGTTGGCAAAAACACCAACTGAGAGCGCCCCGGCGATAGCAGCGCCGGCAGCTTTTGCTTCATCACTCAGAGAGCCAAGCTGGCGGTTCGCCTGATCCAGCGCGCCCTTTGCCTTGTTCTTGCCATCGATGATGATCTCGACCTTATTGCTCGCCATCGGATAGCTCCCTAAGTGCGCTCTTAAAGCCAGCCTCGTCAGCCTGGGCGGCGCGGGCCGTAATTAGCGCCGCGTACGCTCGATCCTTTTCGGCCTGGTCTATGGCCTCTCCGAAAAGGTGAATTTGCCCGAGGGTGTAGTTTTGAATCTGATCAAGCTGGTGCCCTGCGCTGATCAGTCGTTGGATAACGAAGCCCCAGCCAACAGGCTTCCCGACTGGACCAGGGCTTGGCCGAAAAAAGCGGAGTTCACCGCCACAACCTGCAGCATCAGCTCTACCGCAGTAGCTGCCGGGAGACGCCATAGGCGCCAGGCAGATATGGACGTGCTTCTTTTAAGAATCGCCCTCACCACCACCGCCTGCTTTGCATAGGCGTAGAGCTCAGCCTGGTCTCCGCTGGCTGCCACTCGAATGAGACCGCCTGCAGCCTCACCGAACTCTTCGAAATGGCGCAGCTTTACGGGGCGAATCGCCACAGGCGTGCCACCAACATTGGTCATCACTGGCGCTGGGTAAATGACCGAAAGGTCGCTCATGCTTTTCTCCGGGCAATAAAAAACCCGCCGAAGCGGGTTTGTTTGGTTTTCTCGGGCTATGCGCCCAGTTCTTTCTGCGCGCGCGGCGAACTGCTTGGGATAAGCCCAGGATTTCCGCACTCACAACAGACCTGCTGCCTGCTGGAGAGCCGCCAGATGCTGTAAATGAAGCCCGGCAACAGAAAGCAGAGCCACAGGAATAGCTCAACAAGAATCGAACCTCTGGTGTGAGTTCTGGCACCCTTCGTTGAGCCGCATGCTGGGCAGTACATGGGGCCAATACGCCTTTTCGGCGCTGGCGTTACCACCCGAATGGACTTTGCTGCTTCTACCTGCCGCGCCTTGTCCAGGCGCTCTTTATTTGCGAGCGCCTTGTGGTAATAAACACCACAGGCAGGGCATTTAGCGGGATCGCCAAAATCACCATCTGGCGCTTCGTGGCTGCACAACGGACATTGCATAGGGCTTCCCTCCCAGATTGACTGGGAGGGAATGTAGCCCAAGTGCCGCGCCGAGTGTTAGCAGGCGCTGCCCATCAAATACCCCCCATCGGCTGCGCCAAGCCCGCGCCATGCCTGATAGCACTTTCTTGCTACGTGTTGGTCCAGGTAGCCGAAGGCTGAGCGACTCTCCAGCAGCTGGTTGTAAACGCGCATCAGTGGGCGCGACTCCAGCTGGCGGGCAGCATCACCCAGCCGCTCGCGGTCTTGCTGCATGCCGGAAATTGCCGACAGCAGCAGGTAAACGTATTGGGCTGCGTAGGCGTCCAGCTCTACGGCGGCGGCCTCGGCTTGCTTTGGCAGCCACTCGCCCTCCAGCGCATACGCCGCAATGAAGTTGCGGGCGGCATCCAGCTGGCTGGCCGGGATATCGGCCGCCGAGCGCACACCGAAGGCGGCGTGTGTTTGCGACCAAATCTTGGCGGCGGCGCGGCGCTGCATAGTGGCCGGCAGCGCCGTTACCTTGCCCTTGATCAGCGCGCCGAGCATGTTGAAGCCGTTGGTGCCGATGGTTTCCCCAATCAGGGTGCCCATCTTGTTGTTCGTGTCGGTGTAGCTGCCATGTTTGCGGATCGCCGGCAGTACCTCGCCAGCCAACCACATCTGAAAAGATAATGCCTTGGGCTTATCGGAGCGGCCCAAGAAGAAATACAGGCCTTGCTCAGACAGCATCAAAAGCTTCTGAGACCCGCCAGGGGTGTGAATCGGATTCACCCCCTTCCACTGCACAGGTACCGCATCAACAAGCTTGGCCGGCGCACTTGCCTTTGAATAATCAAGAGCGCGAATTATGTCTTTGACTGCAAACCATGGTTCGCCTTCAACAATTGCGGTGCGCACTTGATTTGCTTCAAAGCTGAATGGGATGACTTGTGCTGTTTGCATGGCGGTACTCCTACAGAAGGTTGAGTCCGCGCCCGAGGCCAATCGGGTGAGCGGTACCGTGCGGGTTGGCCTACCGGCTGTAGGAACCGGCCACCCTTGCGGGTGCCCACACGGCCCGCCCATAACGGGCTTGCCATGCCGTGGACACAAAAAAACCGCTCAAAGCGGCGGTTGCGTCCGCCTACAGTACCGGGAGGCCAATCCCAGGCCGCTGAATTTGCAGCGGCACGGGAACTATGGGCCAAGCAAAACAGCGCGTCAAGGGTCTGCCGATTGTGCATACCCTTTATCAAGCCACCTCCAGCCCGAGGGTCATCTGCAGCTGGTTCTTCCAGTGCTCAACCTCATACACCAGGCCGGGCCGCTTCCAGCGCCAGGCGGCCAGTTCTTTGCCGCTGAGGCTGGCTACCTTCTGCGCGTCATCCAAAACCTTGCATGCGCGATCGAAGCGCAGTCGCGCTGGCTCATAACTGTGCAGCAGGGCGTCAATCTGCAGGTCGGCCCAGACGGCGAACTCTGGCGATAGCCAGCGGGCGAATGCCACGGCCAGCTTTGGGTGAAGCCAGGTGCCGCCTGCTCGTCCCCGGGCGGTTCGTGTTAATTCCGGGAAAATCCCGGTTTTTGCCATCGCCTCCAGATACCCCTTGGTTTCTGGCAGGCGCAGCCATTCATGCGGCTCTTTGCCAAAGCGCTTGGCCACATCCGTTGCATTGATCCAGCCCTCGCTATTGAAGCGCACCGGCTGGCCTTGGTAGTGAAACGGGATGACGTTGTTCATATCCATGCCCTGCAATGAGCCCTGAATAGGTTGGCCGCAGCAACGCCCCAGGGAAGGCGCTTTCGGGTGCCCCCTAGCTGCGGCCTAAACAGCGCTGCTACCTCACTCGACGTCCTGCACCTGCAGGTACTGGCTTACACCGGCGCCTGTCTTGGTGGCGTCCTTCTCGGCTTTACCGGAAAACTCCATGCTGCCGAAGTCGTCGCCGATCAGGCCAAGGCCCGCCGGGCTGTGGCTCATCTTGAAGACTTCCACGATCTGGGGCTTGCCGGAGCGCGCCTCGTTGAGACCCTTGAAGACCAGGCGGAACTTGCGGTTGCTGGCCACAAGCGCCTGAATGCTGGCGTGCTTGGGATAGCTGTAGGAGATCTTGATGTCTGCGTCGTCGACAATGGCGCCGCTTTCCAGAATCTCGATGCCGGCCTCGTTCACCACATAGTCAGTGTTGGCCACGTAGGTGGTAACGCCGGTGCTGTTCTTGACCACCACCGCACTCGGGTTCGGGTAGGCGGTTTTGACCAGCGCGCCCTTGAAGGCCTTATGCACCTCATCCACCGCGCTGCCAGCGGCCACTTCGGAGGCAGTACCAAACAGCGCACGGCTGATGTTGGCCTTGTTGAAGTGGTGGGCGGTGTAGGTGATGTTCACGCCGGTGATACGGATGATGCTTGAATCAGTGCCGCCGCCCGGGTTGGCGTAGTCAGTCAGCGTTTTCTCTTCCGACTGCGCTTCGAAGTTGAGCGCCGAACAGTTGCCGATGTAGATCAGCTTTTCCGGGGTTTCGGTATCGGCCAGGTAAATCTTGCCGCTGCCGATGAAGGCTCCGCGAAGGTCCATAGTGGGTTTCCTCTAGGCGAAAAAAAACCCGCTCATGGCGGGCTTCGGGTCTGTGTTTCTGGTCAGGTCGGCAGTTCGAACGTGACCTTGGTTTGCGCTGCGATCAGCACCGTTCCAGCGTTCAGGCCATCGCCTGGCGGATAGAAGTCGGGCGCGGCCAGAGCAGCGCGCCAGATAAGGCCATGGCTACGCCAAGACGCGGCAATGCCATCCTGGGGCGCCAGACAACGGCACAGGTCGATCGTCAGATCGTCGAGCGCTTCTTCATAGCCCGCGCCGTCCACGGCGCCGACCACATGAAATGCAAGGGGGACAACCAGCGTGCCAGCCCTGTTCTCGACCTTTTCTTCGCTCTTGGCCGGCTGCAGGACGATCATCGGGTAGGCCGCCTGGGCATCCTCAATCACCTCTTTCAGCCAGCCAAAGTGAACAGACTGCCCGGCGTTCGTCAGGTAGCCATTGGCGACTGTGATGGTGTGGAGCCGAGCAATGATTGCCTGGCGCGCCAGAGTGATCGGGTTCATCGGTTCACCATGCAGGCAGCGGTTATGAAGTGGCCGTCATCCGAGAGGATCTCGCTGACAGTCCAGCTCTCCGCGCCAGCCGAAAAGACGCCGCCGCGGGCCACTGCACCCAGCTCTGACTTGGCGCAGGTGATCGCAACCAGCCCAACTTGGAAGCGCTCATCGGCGCCGGCCAGCTGGATATTGCGGTCAATCTGCAGTTGAAGATCAGGAACCAGCGCGCCGACAGCAGGCTGATACGTACCGAGGGAGTCGGCCAGCCGGGAAGCCCCGACACTGTTTAGGCGCGCGAGCGCCCGGCTGAACCGGCCGTCCATCAGTTCTGCAGGCGCACGTTGGCGAAGCCGCTGGCTTCGGCGGTCACCAGCTTGCCGCACGGCACCGAGCTGGCAGTGCCATCGGCGACCAGGGCGCCATCCTTGACGCTCACCTTGGCGCCGGCCGCCAGGCCAGCAGCACAGGCAATGTTCCAGACGCCATCGGCACGACCGGCAAACGGCTGAGTGGCCGCAGCGGTAACCAGCGGGACAACAACCAGTTGGCCAATGGCCACGGGTACACCAGCAACAACACCCCCGGCAGGGGCAATCAGGGTAAGGACGTCACCGTCCTGCACGTAATTCTTGGCCATGAGATTTGATCTCCAGAAGGCGAAAGGCGGAAACAAAAAACCCCGCACTAGGCGGGGTTTTTCAAGTTGCGCTGATTAGGCGCCCGGCAGCTTGACCAGGGTGCGATAGCTCAGCGGCGAGGCACCGGCATCGATGCGGACCTTGAAGGCGGCGCCGTCGACGGTGAAACCCTGCTGCTGCTCCAGATACGGACGATCATTGCCATCCAGATACGCCACCTCAATGGTGTCGTACTGATTGGTGGCCGCCATGTAGGTGGTGGTCGCGCTCGAATCATCGAGGCGCGGATCGGCGATCACTTCAACCAAGCCGCGCACCGGGTTCGGCACACGGGCTTCAGCCAGCGCCGGGTCGTACTCGGCGGCCAGCAGGGCCTTGGCGGTGGACTCCAGAGCAACCGGCGTCAGCAGGAAGCCAGGGCGGATGTCGAGGGTGGCCTGGCCATCCTTCTGGGTGCGCATAGCGGTCTTGGCCGCATCGATGCGGGCAACACTCAGCGCAGCAGCCGTGAGCAGGTTTTTGTGGGTGTTGTGGAACAGAGCCACGTTATCGCTCATGGTCGGGTTGCCAGTGAGGATGGCGTACACCAGATCACCAACGGTGCGCATGGCTGCGCGACCCATCATCATCGGCACCTTGGTGAAGGCGGACAGGTCATCGTTGATGATGGCCTGACGGCTGATGCTGAAGAGCTTGCCGTAGGTAGCCAGCACGATCTGCTCGCCCTGGTCGCCAACGGTGCCGTACTTGTACTCAGCACCCTCTGCGACCTTGTCGAGGTTCGGGAAGGTGGTCAGATCCACTCGCTTGGTCGGGCGGAAGTCGGTCAGGTTGCCTTTGTTGGTCCACTGCTGGAAAGTCTCAGGCGACTCTTCCACGCCCTTGAGCATCGACTTGCGAGCGACGTCCGCCAGCAGATTGCCGAAATCAGAGCTGGAGTGGGTGAAGGCCAACCCGACGATGCCGTTGCGGTCCATACCGGCGATGCCGATGCCGCGATGGGTCAGCGAGGCGCGGGCCAGCTCGGCCAGCGGCATACCAGCGAACTGGTTGGAAGCCTCAACAACCACCAGACCAACACGGGCCTCGACAGCGTTGCGCACCGAGTCACCCACGATGTTGCCGTTGCCGGCATGAATGTGCGCGTTCGGGTTCTGGCTCGGAGCGGATGGGGTGGTGTTCTCACCCAGCTTGGCCAGCAGGTGGTCCTTGGCCTGATCTTCAGTGCAGTTCATGTCGAGCAGGCAGGCATTCAGCAAGTCTGCGTGAGCAGCTGCAAAACCGCCGAAGGCGGCAGTGATGCCAGCGCGGCGGGTTTGTTCTGCGGCTTGGACCTGGGCACGAATTTCAGCCTCGGACGGAGCAGCAGCCACCGGGGCGGCAGGTTGCTGGACGGCCGGAGCCGGTTGAGGAGCAGCAGCCGGCGGATTGGAGCCATGGGCGCGCGGCTGCATCAGGGTTTTCATTGCTTCGGGCATGTGGGCGAACTCCTGCATGCGATGGGAGGAAAGTTGAGCTGCCGCGGCGAGCGGCTCAATGAGCTGGTCGGCAAAGCCGGCCTCGACGGCCTCGCGGCCAGTCATCCAGGTTTCGTCCTTGAGCAAGGACTTGATCTCGTCTTCGGTCTTGCCGGTCTTGGCCACATAGGCCGACACCAGGGTGCCTTCGACCTTGTCGAGCAGTTCGGCATAGCGGCGCATGTCGTCGGCGTCACCGCCCTGAATGCCCCAGGGCTTGTGCACCATCATCATGGCGTTCTCAGGCATGTGGATGGTGTTGCCGACCATGGCGATCACCGAGCCCATCGAGGCCGCCAGGCCGTCGATGTAAACGTCGATGTTTGCCGGGTGAGTGCGCAGCAGGTTGTAGATGGCCATGCCTTCGAAAACATCGCCGCCAGGCGAGTGAATCCGCAGGTCAATCTGGCTGATATCGCCCAAAGCCTTGAGGTCGCGGGCAAACTGCTGAGCCGTGATGCCCCAGCCGCCGATCTCGTCATACAGCAGGATCTCGGCGCGGCCTTTGGCCAACGCTTTGAGGCTGTACCAGCTATTGCTTGGCTTGTTCTGATCCGTCAGCGCCGCGGCCATCGCCATCGGCAGCATCAGCGGAATCAGCTTGTGATGGCTGCCCATTGGCGCCTCCTTTTCCGTAGAACGAGTGGTATGCGTCGGAGCTGAAAACCAGCCCCTCTTCGCGGTTTTTGGTGATCTCTGCAGCACGGGAGCGCTTGAGCTCCTGCGGGTTACGGCCGCGAGCCCGAGCCACCTCGGCCTCATCGGAGAAGCCGGCCTTAACCAGCAGCTCCCAGGCGTTGGCCTCATGCACCGGGTTAATCCACGGCATGACAGGGCCTTGGTAAACCGCGCTCATCAGGCTGGCCGGATCTACATCTACGGGCACCTTGAGCACCCCAGAGGCGATGGCCATGGCCATCCACTGCCGATAGACCGGGCGGCACCAGTAATCAATGAAGTCGTGCTGCAGCTGGTCATAGCCAAGCTGGGCTTCGACAAGCTCCTGACGCTGAGCGCTGTAGGTGCCGTCGTAGTTGCGTGCGATGGTCGAGTACGCGCCGCGGGTACCGGCCGACACAGCGCGCAGCTGGCCGTTGCGGAACCCTTCAAGGAAAGGATTCGGCCGGTTGCTTTCGATCATCCCGACCTCTTCACCCGGCTGCAGGCCGTCGAAGACGATGCCTGGGGCAATCGGGAAACTGCGCGCCTCGCCCGGGGTGGTCGGGGCGACATACTGGTCAGGCGAACCTTTGCGGATGAACATCGCCAATGCGGCGGCGATTCGAGCGGCAACCCGCTCGCTCTCTTCGTAGTCCTTGATCTCGGCCAGGCGGATCAGCACAGCATGCAGCAGCGGCACGCCACGGTTCTGGCCAATGCGCTTGCGGTGCGCGATGTGGATGATCCGCTCGGACTCCACCCGCTTGGTGGCGCTCGCGTCCCGCCAGTAGCCCGCCATGTCGCCGGGGTGCTGCTTGTGCAGGTGGTATGCACGCACGCGGCGCCAGCTGTCACGCTCGATGCCCTGCAGGATGCCCTTGGCCGGCTCGCTGTACTCCAGCGGCAGGTAGTCTGGCTCCAGCAGCTCGATGGCGAACGGCACGGCAGTCAGGTGCCTATAGTTCGGCACGGTGCCGAGCAGTAACTGGCCAAGCGCCTCGCCGTCACGCAGCCAGGTGCGACACACCAGGCGCTCTACCTGAGGGCGACTCAGCTCGCCGGATGCCTCAGGCCGCAGCGACCACTCAGCCCATGCCGCCTTGATCTGTGCAGCGAAGTCCAGATGCACATCACCGGCGTAGGTCAGCGGCAGCGGCTCGACGCCGATACCAGCGCCACCGACAACCCGCTCCTCAAGGCGATCGAAGAGGCCCGTGACAATGTCGTGGTTCTCATCGAGCCAGCGTGACTGCTCGCGCAGGGACTTGCCTGCCATCTGAATAGCCAGGTCAGCGCTGTGCGGCTCACCCTTGGCTTTGTGGGTGCGGCTAGGCCGCGCGGCCTCATAGGCCTGAATCCGTGCGCGATCAACCAATCGCTGCGCCACAACACCAGGCGCGAACGGCTCAAGGATGCGATCAATGATGTTCATCAGAAGCTCGCCAGGGAGTAACCGGGATTGCCGCCCTGGGCGACGGTGCGTTCTGCATTCACACGGCGCTCCCACTCCTGCCGGCCTTCGCGGATCTGATTCAGGTCAACCATGGTCAGGGTGCGCCCGCCCATGGTTACGCTGCGGCCATCAAGCACGGCCTGCTCGGCCTCGATGTACTTGTCGAGCATCTGCTGTGCTGTGGTGGTCATATCCAGCTTCCCGAGTCGATCTGCAGCCAGCCGCCAGCCGGCGCCGGCGTGGCTTGCTGTTGAGTTTGTTGGGTGATTTCTTCGCCATCGGCCGCACCTGCGGCCAAGCGGCGATCTGCGTCCAGTCGATCGAGGTCAAGGCCGAAGCGCTGTTGGCTGATCCGTAGAGCTGCCAAGGCATATACGAAACAGTCGAGCGCTTCGTTTCGGCGTCCGCCCGCATCCCAGCGGTAAACGCGCTGGCCTTTCTCGATCTTCAGCCGCTTTGTCTCTGAGGTGAGCTGCTTGAGCTCCTGCTCATCACACAGTTCGTCGCTGGCAGGCAGGTGCACACACCCGGGCACTGGCGTGCCTGGCTGCGGCTGAAGCTTCAGCCTGCTGTAGATCAGTTCCTTGGCGTTGTCGGTACCCACCTCGGTGAGATAGACACGACTGCCCTTGGTGCGCTGCCGAGGAAAGTTGGCAATCGGCTTGCCGTAGACGTTGGCGCCCTTGATCGGGACGACCCATTGCACGCCATGGCGCCGGCTCTCTGCGTAAACCTCGTCGGTGTAGTGGCCGCCGGAGTCCCAGCACCACCGCTCTACCTTCATCATCACGCCGTCTTCGCGGGTGAACTGCTGAGCGATCTTGAGGCCCACTTTGCGGCGCAGCTCGTCGCTGGCCGGGTCGCCAGTCAGGATCCATCGATCCACCAACCAGCATTCCTCGCCAACCCCGAATGCCCAGACTCGACCCTCGTACCGATCATCCTGGGTATCTATGCCGCCAAACAGGGCAAGGGCTCGGCCCGGCACCTGCGGGTAAACTTCGCGGCGGCCGTACAGCACCTCCCACTCCACCTTCTCGCCCTGGTCTTCTTCCCAGGTCTCGCCAAGGGTGGTGTTGGTAAAACTCTTGAGCTTGCTGAGGTCGCTCTTGGCCTTGAGGAAGTCGAGAGCAATCCGGCCCCAGGTCGTGAACGGGCTATAGGCCGTCCACACATGAAAAGTCAGTGACTCCGGTGTCGGAATCGGCTCGCCGTGCTGGTCGTAGAAGTCCAGCCCGTCCCTCGTCCAAATCTCAGTTCGCTCGCAGACCCAGCGGCCTTTTGGCTGCTGCTCCTGCATTTCGTGCTGCTGTACTACGCAGCCGGCGTGCTCGCACACATACCAGGCGTCCTGCGGTTTGTCGGAATCCCACTTGATCCCATAGGCGCAGTCTCGGCCACCCCACTTGAGGTGCTGCTCACCGCCGCAGTGCGGGCAAGGCACGTTCAGCCTGAAAAAGTGCTCTGACTCGCTGGCGGCAGCCTCGATCTGGCAGGTGCCCTTGATCTTGGGCGTGCTCCCCCGGATGGACTTGGGGAAGGTCGAACCCTCGATCCGCTTGTCACCGAGAAAGGTTGGCGAACCTTCCTTTTCGACGTCCGGCTCAAAGGCTGCCAGCTCGTCGTAGATAACGGTGTCTGCCGACAGCTCGCGGTAGTTCTTGGCAGCTGCGCCGCCCCGGCACCACAGCTGCTTACCGTGGGTAAAGCGCTTGGTGTCCAGCGTATTGTCACGGTGCTTGCTGCCGTACCAGGGCGCCAACTCCCGAACGACCGGCACGTCGCGGATCATCGTTTCGATCTGCGACTTCATAAAGCCGGACGCGCTGCCGTCCGTTGGCACCAGGAACAGGATGTTCCGGCGCTTGTGCTGCACCTGGTAAGCGGCAGCAGCCAACAGCATCTTGGAGTAACCAACCCGCGCGGACTTGATGACGTTCACCGTGCGGATCTCGTCATTGCCCATCGCGTTGAGGATGGCCACCTGAAACGGCAGCGTCTCCCAGCGCCCCTCTTGATATGAGGACTCGCTGGAGAGATAGAAATTCTCGTCAGCCCACTCTACTGGCGTCTGCGGCGCCGGCCGCGACAGGGGCAGAAGCCCGGCGCGAATCGCCGCGCCCAGCTCATCCAGTTGAGGTGTCGAGATATTCATCCAGCATTCCGGGCAGGCGATCATCAAGGGTCGCCGCCCGGTTGCGTGCTTTTGCCAGCTCTCGCTGGATCGAATCGATGTGCCTGACCTCAAGGTCCGGGTGGCGACGCTTCAGCGTGAGCGGCAGAGTGTCGAGAATCGACCCGACCTCTGCGGCCAGCCTCGACAACACAAAGGTCGCGAACTCAGTCGGCACCGAGCGCCGGCGAGTGATGTCGTTCTTCAGCTCCTGCCCCTCAGCCTGTGCTGATGTGAGTCGCAGACGCTCCTGGGTGAGCTTCATCTCGGCAAGCGGATCGATCTCGACTTCGCCTGCCGCAGGTTGATGCTTTGCCTCTGCCTGGGCGAGCTTGAAATCGAGCACCGTCCGGCAGTCGTAGAAGGCCTCCCGGCCAATTCGCTCGACTGGCTGAATGCCCCATTTGTCAAAGGCTTGCGCAGAAATCCCGAGGCTGGCGGCCATTTCTGACTTGTTCAGCCAGCCGCGCTGCTTTGTGGGCTCTGATTTGCGCATGACTAAACAACAACCTCGCCCTGGAAAATGCCCGTATGTAGTCCGGCGTCGGGGCGCGAATTACCCGCAGTGGGGCACCCCCTCAGGAGTACCTTTTGCGATTGCCTTGAGGCGTCTATCAGGGTCTTGCCGAGGCCAGCGCAGTGCTCATGGCCTTCGCGAACTCACGATCGTAGTGAGCCTTGATCATGTTCTCTGCGATCTTGAAGAACGGAACCCGCACCTTGTGGCGAGGCGCCTTGGTGAACACGAACACAGGCTTTACTGCCACGCCCAGCGCCATGCGCCGGCGCTCCCATACGCCATTGATGCCATCCACCTCACCAACGAAGTAGCGGTCAGCGTTGCCCTTCTTGCGACTGCGTCTGCTGTTCGATGCGTTGGCAGTGACGCCTGACACCGTCTCGGCTGCACCAAGCCCGGACAGGATGCGCCTGGCCAGCTGGCCACGGATGTTCCCGTTGGCGTCGAGGTAGTCTTTGCTCGGTATCGCGTACTGGTTGTCAGGCATGAAGCCCTTGGCAATCAGCGCCTTCTCGAAGCGCTTATGCCCGCGCACCCCACCGTAAACAGCAGGGCGCATGTACTTATCTGCTGGGATGCCTGAGCCCCAAGTGTCCCTGAGCCAGACCTTTGCTTCAGGCTTTGCCTTGGTCGCCGGCTTTACGAACACGCTGTTCAGCGTTGTTGCTGTCGGCTTGTCCAGCCGCTGGCGCATCACGCTGATCTCGCCAGCCTGGATGAGCTTGGCCATGCGAGTGTTCGCCAGGGCCAGAGCAAACGGAATTTGTCTCTCGACCTTCAGCAGGTCTTCAGTAACAACCTTCAGGCCCTCGGCTCTGACCGTGATCATTACTTGCCTGCGGCTTCCCGCAGCTCCTTGATCATCACCAGCAGACTGCGGCCTTTGCTGGCCTCGGCGTACGCGAACCAGCCACGGACCAGAACCCAAGCGGGCAAACCACAGATGAAGATCACGACGCCAAGGCCTACCAGGCCGACGTCATCGTTGGCCCAATGCGACAGCTCAAACCAGCGCACGACGAAAGCGCCGCCGCCGAGGCTGAACACAATGGTGCTGATCATGGCTACGACAAACTCGCGCACTGTCTTGGGCAGCGTCATGGCCATCACAACGATGGCTGCCATGGCCGCCATGAACAAGCCGAGCACGCCGAGCTTCCACAGGACCAGCCCGCCAGCGGCTGTAGAGGCTGGCTCGGTCATCTGTTGAATCCTCATGGGTGTGATTCCTGAGTCGGGCCGACCCTGGCAAATAAAAAAGCCCGCTCAAGGCGGGCCAGGTGACCGGCTCTGGGGAGAGCCGGTGGAGCGCTGATCGAAATGCAGAAACGAAAGAGCCCAGCGCTAAGGCTGGGCTCTTTTGAAGCGGTAAAACCGCAATTTGAATGAATTTATACAGTTGCTGGCCGGACAGGTCAACAACTATGCAGCAGCTTTTTCCATAGCGCCGGCGACATAGGCACAACCCACCTTGATCAACTCATCAGCCTTGGCCTTGCTGACCCCCATCAGCACAGCCAAGCGGCGGATGGTCATGCCCTGATAGCGGTAGTAGTTCCACACCGCCATGCCGGCCTCTGGATAGCCGCGATACAGCCTGGCCATGGCCCGATCCACAACCAGCGCCTCGTCTTCTGAAATATCCGGGTCAGGATCACCCGGGCTCTGCAGGTTGTCCCGCATCATGGCCCAGGCCGGCGACACATACCGTGGCACCCCGACCTGCGTTCTGACCCAGATACCCCACTGAATCAGCATGTAATCAACATCACCGCGCATATCCACCCCCTAGTCGCCCGTCCGGTGCGCACCATACGCGCCCCGCCCATTCCTCTTGCCGTACTCGTCGGCAACCCCACGCAGCGGCCACATCCCAGCCCTTTCCAGCGCCTGTTGCTGCAGGCGTCTTTCCTGTCCTGACAGTGCCAGCCTCAGCCGCAGCTGCTCGACCAACACCGGATACTCGAGCGCCTTGCCGTCCGGCATCACCAGCCCACCACCATTGCAGGCCGCGCACTCCATCGCATGGAAGATGCCCCGGATCTTTCCTTTGCCCTTGCAGATCTCGCAGCGCTCCAGCTTGATCATGCCGACCATCAGAACTCCTCGATCTGCCAGCCGGCCGACTCGCGGCTTTTCTTCAGCGCAATGAACCTGAACGGGTACTGGGCGGCAGCGACCTTGATCTTCACCCGGGCGTCATCCGTCCAGTGGCCCTTCACCTCATGCACCTCCAGTTCGCCGGTCGAGAGCATCACGGTGAAGTCCGTGTCATAGAAGGTGGCATCGGCCAGGCGCAGCTTGAGCCCTTCGAATACCCACCAGGCCACCTCACCCGCAGCCTTGCGCAGCTCCAACTGAGCGGCATAGGCCGTCTCCGTCTTGTTCATCCGGCCCTTGGGAAGTCGGCCCAGCGCCTGCCATTTCTTGGTCACTGCGCTCATCTTCATCCTCTACCCGTGAATACACTGAAATCGCCTGCATGCCTCGCCATTACTGGCCCTCCGCTGATTTGCGGGGATGCACCAGCGGCATTGTTTAGGCCGTGAGCGATAGAGAATCCGCACTCATCGAGGCGGGCGTGCCACAGCTCAAGGGCCTCACGGCACCGGCCTGCCACATCGCGGGTCAGATAGGTTTCGGCGGTCTTGCCCAGACTGTGGTTGATCAGCCGTTCGGCAATAAAGTGATCGACACCCAGCTCAGAGAGCGAGGCGCGCATCAGCTTTCGCAGGTCGTGGCTGCACCATTTCCGGCCTGAGATTGACCTGAACATCGCGCTAGCCCGAGTTGAAGAGAGCCGGTTACCGCCCCGCACCGGGAACAGCCAGTCAGTCCGCGCCCTGGCATCAGGCAGGGCTTCCCGATAGCGAGCCAACAAGGCCAGCACCTGGGGCGTCAGTGGGATTTCATGCAGGCGGCTCGACTTGTTCGCCGGGATCACCCAGAACTGCTCTGCGCGCGAAATATGCGACCACGTTGCCTTGATGGTTTCCGTGATGCGCGTGCCGTGCGCCAGCATCATCAAAGGCAGCAGCCCGTTCACCGGGTCTTTGTCAAAGGCCTCTGAAAGCTGCGCTACCAGCGGAGGCAGATCGATGCGCGAGAGCGCCGCTGGCTTGCTTTTGATCGGGGCGCTGTCGAAGTCCTTGAAAGTGATGGACGCCATCGGATTCAGCTTGATGCGCCCGGTTTTCTCGGCTGTCGCAAACGCCCGGCGAAGCACCTGGATGGCCTTCTGCTGGGTGCCCGCCTTCTTGCCTTCGCCACCCATGCGCCAGATCAGCTTGTCATCAACCACACGGCGATCCAGTTTCTTGATGGATACCCTGCCAAGTGCCGGCAGAACATTCCTCGTCGCCATCGAGATCACGTTTTGCCTGTACTTAGAATCGGCAGGGAACTTCTGTTCAACACGCCGCAGCCACCAGCCCACCACATCACCAACCGTCCGCATCTCACCCGCATTCGCCATCACAGAAGCTCCAGCTGCATCACATCACCTCGGCTGCCGGCCAGATCAACCGGGCCGAAGCCAGCGCCTGCTCCCTGGTCGACGGCTCGCCCACCATGCAGAACGGCTTCCTGCCCGGCAGGCACACCAACCAGCACGACTTCACAGCCACAGCCGAAGGGCTGGCCCCGCTCGATCCAGCACTCACCACAGATCACCGCTTAACCTCGCCAGCAGCGTCGGCGATGGTGAAGTGGCGCGGTGCCCGATCTGCATGCAGGTCCTTCAGCACCGGCACATGCTCTGTCAGCTGCGTGATCAGCGCGCGGTACCCGCCAGGCACCTGCCTGTCATCAACCAGCTTGCCGGCAGCCTGCGCGTCGACCACGATGGCCAGACAAGCCAGCGCGTGCGACAGGTGCGGCAAACCGCTGTCCGGGTCGCACTCTTCACCCTCAAACCAGGCATTCATGTGCCGACTGGCTGCGTCGAAGTAGATCGAGG